GCAATGTCGGCCAACACCGCCGGTCTGTTCGGCTGGTATCAGATTGGCGGCCTCGCGGTTGTCAAGAAGACTGCCGTTGCCGTCAACGCCCAGGTTCCCGTTTACCAGTCTGCCACTGTGGGCCGCGTTATGCCCACCGCTGCGTCTGGCAAGCAGGTTCTGGGCGCTCGCTCTGCCAACCTTGCCACTGTGGCTTCGGGTGTTTCGACTGTTATCGTGTCGATCAACCGTCCGCATTTGCAGGGTGCCGTTGCCTAATGATCGTACCGTCTAATTTAGATGATACGATTCCTATCGTGTGCAACACGGAGGATCACGAGATTTTCGGCAACATAACTGCTGCCGTTGCTCGTGATCTTCCGTGGTTGCAGCTTTCTGAGCCGCACGATGGGGTAGCTGTAATTGTGGGGGGCGGGCCTTCTATGAAGCCCTTGCTCCCCATGATTGCCGGTCACAAGGCCGCTGGACATAAGGTTTTTGCCGTAAATGGCACTATCCCGACCCTAGCCAGCGTTGATGTGACCCCGGACTATTTCGTTCTTCTGGACGCCAGAGCGCACAATCAGGGCTTTATTCACCCGAATAAGGCCACCAAGTACCTAATTGCGTCCCAGTGCAGCGATGGCGTCTTTGACAGTTTAAACGGCCATGACGTTACCCTGTGGCACCCGGCTTATCCCGGCATTCAGGAATACATTGGCGAGCGCGTTTGCGCCCTAATTGGCGGCGGGACCACCGTTGGCCTTCAGGCCATGAGCATCGCCTTCTGCATGGGCTACCGCTCAATTCACCTTTACGGCTTTGATTCCAGCTATTCCAATGGCGAAGGCCATGCCTATGCCCAGGCGGCAAACGCCGAAGACCCCCGCGAAGGCTATTGGGTCAGCGGCAAGGAATACATTGCCGCCCCCTGGATGGCCCGGCAGGCTATGGAATTCCAGACCGCAGCCCAGCAGCTTGCGGAAGAAGATACGATCATCCAGGTCCACGGGCACGGCCTCCTCCCGGCTATTGCCAAGGCTATGTCTGAGCCGCCAGCGCCCATGACGGAAGTCGGGAAATACGAGGCCATGTGGCAGACCGCGCTCTACCGGGAAGTAGCCCCCGGCGAGTTATTTGCGGACCATTTCATAGAAATTGCCAATCCGCAGCTAACCGATGTCATTGTGGATTTTGGCTGCGGCACAGGCCGGGGCGGTAAGAAAATTGCCGACCTTACCCGCTGCGAAGTGCAACTCGTTGATTTTGCTGACAATTGCCGGGACGAAGGCAATGACCTGCCATTTACGGTTGCCGACCTGACTAGGCCAATTGGCGTCAGCGGCAATATTGGCTACTGCACCGATGTCATGGAGCATATCCCGCCTGAGGATGTGTCTGACGTTATTAGAAATATCATGGATTGCGTTGATAGTTGCTATTTCAAAATAGCCCTATTTGACGATAGTATGGGAAAGCTGATCGGTCACCCGCTTCATCTATCCGTGTTTCCTAGCGAATGGTGGCAGAGCAAATTCTCTGAATATGACATTAAGTACCAGCACACAGATCATGGCGATGCCTGTCCGTATGCCACGTTGTACGTTCAAAACCCTAAATAAAGGATCTAATTATGCCCATTCCTTCCAGAGTCCTCGCCTCCGGTAATTCCCCGCTGGCGACCATTTCCATCTGCGGTGACGGCGCGACCGCCCTAGTTGCCGTTGGCACCAATCAGGCCACTGCCCTGCAGCTTTCGGCTGTTGTTAATGCCATTACGACTTCCTCGGCGTCCACTGGCCTCAAGTTGCCCCCGTGCGAAGCTGGCGCTGTTGTCTATATCTATAATCTGAGCGGCCAGACCCTTCAGATTTACACCAACGAAACCACGGGCGTCACCATGAACGCGGCTGTTGCCGGTGCGACTGGCGTTGCTCTGGGTAATACCAAGACTGCAATCTGCCTTGGCACTTCCGCCACCACTTGGGCCGTTACTGCGGCTCTGTCTTCCACGTAAGGAGTAATTTATGCCGTTGGATAGCGATATTTCCAATGCCGATTCTCACCTGCATGTAGAGTTCTACATGTTTGAAAAGGCCCCCTACAAGGACACGCCTTTTGTGAGGATTATGGTGCCGGGAGATAAGACTAACATCATTGAGCAGCCCGCCCGCGAACACCACAAGGAGCGGTTTATTCGTCAGTGGCTTCATTTCCAGTCCCAAAACAATGACGGTCAGGTGATCGGCACGAAGCTGGACCAGTGGAACAAGGATAAGCCTGAAGATTTCAATGAACACCAAATGGCTGAATTGCAGATTTTGAAGTTTCAGACCGTTGAGCAGGTCGCAACGGCCACGGATGCCCAGTTACAGCGTATTGGCATGGGTGCCGCTGGCCTTCGTGAACGCGCTAGGGGTTATCTGACGCAGCGAAATCAGTCTGAAAGCAGCACCGAATTGGCTAAGACCCGCAGCGAATTGGATGAGCTAAAGGCCCAGATGGCTTCGCTCATGTCCCAGCGCAAACCGGGTCGGCCACGCAAGGAAGATGTAGATGTCCAGTACGACGATGCTCCAATTGGTGCAACAGGTCACCAATGAACTAGGCGTTCCAACACCGACAACGGTTGCGGGAAATACGAACCAAGACGTTATCCAGATTTTAGCGTTGATGAACGCTTCTGGGTACGAATTGCTGCGTAAGGCCGACTGGCGCGAACTCACCATTCCGTACAGCTTCTTTACGGAATACACGACTACAACGGGCGACTACACGACCACCGCGCTGACCATTACCAACATCCCGTCCACTGCCGGATTGGACACTACATACATGGTCGTTGGCACGGGCATTCCCAACGCTACGTTTATCACCAGCGTTGACTCTTCCACGCAGGTTACAATCTCGACCTATTCGACCACCGCCGTGACCGCTGGAACGATCTATTTCCAGAAGGTAAAATACGCCCTGCCCAGCGACTACGACAGCATTGTGCCGCGTACACAGTGGGACAAGAGCAAGCATTGGGAAATGCTTGGCCCGGAAAGCGCCCAGCAGTGGGAATGGCTGCTCAGTGGCTTTATTAGCACCGGCCCGCGTATCCGCTGGCGGTTGCTGGGAGCCTATTTCCAAATCTGGCCGGGTTATTCGGACAATGAAAATCTGGGCTTTGAGTACCGCAGCAAGGGCTGGGCGAAAGCGGCTGACGGCACGGTCAAGAACAGCTTCACGGTTGACACCGACACCTGCATCTACCCCGACCGCGTTATGGTTTTGTCCACAAAGCTCAAGTACTTCCAAGCCAAGGGCTTCGACACAACGGCGCTTTACCGCGATTATCTGACTGAGTTTGACACTTCTGTGGCGCAGGATACGTCTGCGGCCAACCTGTCTTTTGCGCCCCGCCCCGGCTCCGTTCTAATTGGTTGGGACAACATCCCGGATAGCGGATATGGCAGTTAGCCCACGCGCCCTAGTCCAAGGCAACGCGGCCCAAGTGCAGTCGCTGCCCGCCCCGTTGGGCGGGTGGAACGCGCGTGACAGCCTTGCCAACATGGAGCCTACAGACGCTGTAACGCTCATCAATATGTTCCCAACGGTCAGCAGCCTGACCATGCGCGGCGGCTATACCAAACACGCCACGGGCCTTGATGGCAAAGCCCAGACCATTCTAATCTATAACGGCGGCGCAACGTCCAAGATGTTTGCCGTCACTAGTACAGGCAAAATCTACGATGTAACCGCCGCCGGGGCTGTAGGTTCGCCTGTTGTGTCCGGCCTGACCAATGGCATCTGGGAATACGTCAACATCACCACGGCTGGCGGCAGCTTCCTTATGGCCGTCAATGGCGTTGATGACGCCCGGCTGTACGATGGCGCAACTTGGTCAACCCCGACCATTACAGGCGTGACTGACAATAACCTGTCAAATATCACGCTGTTCAAGAACCGCCTGTGGTTCATTGAGAAAAACACACTGAAGGCTTGGTATCTGCCGACTAGCTCAATTGGTGGCGCGGCCCAATATATCGACATGAGTTCGATTTGCCGTCTTGGCGGTCGTTTAGTCGATCTGGACACTTGGACGCTTGACGCTGGCTATGGTGTTGATGACAACATTGCCTTTATTACCAGCGAAGGCGAAGTGGTCGTCTTTCGCGGCACAGACCCGGCTAGCGCGGCCACATGGGCCTTGATAGGCGTTTGGAACGTAGGTTCGCCCGTTGGCTCTCGCGTCATGCTCAAATACGGCGGAGACCTGCTGGTACTGACATATGACGGCCTGTTGCCATTTGCCGCGTCCCTGCAATCCAGCCGCCTAGACCCCCGCGTTGCCCTGTCTGACAAGATACAGGGCGCGATCACGGCTGCCACGACCCAGTACGGCGGAAGCCACGCTGATGTCGGCTGGCAGATTTATGGCACTGCCAAGTACAACGCTGTCTGGATCAACGTCCCGGTTGCTGACGGCCAGCAGCAGCAATATGTGATGAACAACATCACAAAGTCATGGTGCCAATTTATCGGCTGGGCAGCATATTGCTGGGAAACGCTTGGCGAGGAGCCGTATTTTGGCTCAGACGGCTATGTCGGCCATGCTTGGGATGACAATTACGCTGACAATACCAGCAATATCACTACCACCACGCTGCAAGCGTTCAATTATATGGGCGCTCGCGGCGTCAAGAAGTACTTCACTCGCGCCCGCCCCAGCATCTTCACCAACGGCGATCCGACCATCAGCGTGGGCATGAATATTGACTTTGATACGTCCGATACCACGGCCCCTGTAACATTTACAGGCTCGGCCTATGGCATCTGGGATGCGGCGACAAGCACCTGGGACACGGCCCTGTGGGGCGCTGATCTGGCGATCCAGAACACATGGCTGGGCATTACGGGCATAGGATACTGCGGCGGTCTACAGATGAAGACGGCCAGCAGCGGCATCCAGATACAATGGGCTTCGACAGATGTGGTGTATCAGACCGGATGGGCTGGCGTATAGAAAGCGGGCCGCACATCGGGCGATGGGTGGCGGACAGAATTAATGGCGGCTTGACTGAGAGGTCTACCGCTATAGGGCTTATAAAGAACGAAAGGATTGTAGCGGGCATTATTTACGAAAATTGGAACGGCCAGTCTTTAATGGCCCATATAGCAGCCGAAGGGCGTTTTACGCCGGCCTATGTGGGAGCCATATTCGACTATGCCTACAATGTTTGTAATGTGCATAAAGTTATAGTCCCCGTTTGGAGTACGAATATTAGAAGTGCCAACATGGTAAAGAAAATGGGCTTTACCGAAGAGGCTAGGATTAAAGATGGATGTCCCAACGGGGACATAATTATTTACACGCTTAAGAAAGCCGATTGCAGGTTTTTAGGAGATAAGTATGGGAAAAAGTACACCAGCAGCGCCGACGCCTCCTGATTATGCGGCTGCAGCACGGGCGCAAGGCACTGAGAACATTGCCACTGCGCGTACTCAGGCTAGGCTGAACACGCCTAATACCTATACGCCATATGGCAGCCAGACCGTAAGTTTTGGCGCTCCGAAGGTAGATCAGGCTGGCTATGACCAAGCCATGCAGAACTATCAAAACCAGCAGGGCCAGCAGGACGAGTATGGCAATGCCATAGATCAAGGCGCGGCACCTGATATTTCACAGTTTACGACGGCTGGCGAATCTGACACGCCGACTATTAGGCAGACCCTAAACCCAGAATCGCAACGGGCCTTAGAAGCCCAGCAGCGCATTGGACGGGGGCTATCTGAAACCGCTGAACAGTTTGCACTGCCAACGCTTCAAGGGGCCTTGCAAACCAAGTTTGATCCGTCTGGCTATGACATCCAGACTTCTCTTGGCCCGCAGATGCCGGTCAATTACGGTCCTGCCATGGGCCAGTACGGCATGGCGGGTGGTATCGATGCTGGTCAATATGGCAACTTAAAGAGCAGCGCGGACATGTCTGGCGTTGCCGCCATGCCGGTCAATGCTGGCATGACGGGCCAACAGGCCATTATGAACCGCCTCCAGCCCCAGCTTGCCCAGCAGTCTGCTGCTACTGCCCAGCGACTTGCTAACCAAGGCATCACGCCTGGGTCTGAGGCGTATAACAACGCTATGCGCGAGCAAAGCCAGGGCCAGAACGACCTGCTCAGTCAGGCTGCCTTGCAGGGCATTGGCCTTGACATGAGCGCTAACCAGCAGGGCTATGGTCAGGCCATGGGTCAGGCTGGTCTGTACAATGCCGCCATGGGGCAAGGCTATGGGCAGGGCATGGGCGCACAACAGCTTCAGAACCAAGCCATGGGCCAGAATTACGGTCAGGCCGGGACATCGGCTGGGCTGTATAATCAGGCCGCTGCCCAGCAGTATAATCAAAACCTTGGCGCGGCTCAGTTCGGCAATCAGGCCCAGCAGCAGCGGCTCCAGCAGAACCTTGCCATGCGGAACCAGCCTTTGAACGAAATCATGGGCTTGCTGTCCGGCTCGCAGATTCAGACGCCCCAGTTTCAGGCATATCAGGGCGGCGGTAATATCCAAGCCGCGCCTGTATTCCAGGGACAGCAGCAGCAGGGTCAGGCTGCCATGGATATCTATGGCCAGCAGATGGCAGCGGCTAATGCCCGGACTGCCGGCATGTTTGGCCTGGCTGGGTCTGTCTTGGGGGCTGGGTCAAGGGCGTATGCCGCTTCCGACATTCGCCTGAAATCCAATATCGTGCGTGTCGGAACCCATCCGTTGGGCATTGGCATCTACGAATATGATATCTTTGACCGGCGTGAACGCGGCGTCATGGCCCAGGAAGTTGAAAAGGTCAGGCCAGAGGCTGTTGCTGAGCATCCTGACGGGTACAAGATGGTTAACTACGCGGCTTTGGCGTAAGGATCGGAAATAACATGGCATATACATTAGACGATCTGACTGATATCCCAAGCGGAGTTTATAACCGGCTCAAGCAGAAGTTTGTCAATCTTACTACGCCGGATGCGGAATTCGCTGATCTGCCTTACGAGGCCCAAGCGGCGGCAATAGAACGCCGGCAGAAGCTGGCTGATTTGTTGCAGCAACAGGCTAGGTCACCCATTGAGATCCAAAGCTATAAGGGCATCCAAGCCCCCATTGCCACAACGGCTGGTCTGGCCAAGATCTTAGACTCCGCCATGGCCGGCTATGAAGAAGGCGACACTGCGCGTCAAGCTAGGGAAGCGGCAAAGTCTCAGGAGGCTGATACTAAGTATACGCTTGGCGAAGTTGAGAAAGCGACAAGCCCGGCTTACCGCACAACGCCAGTGACTAGCGGTACATTGGCCGATATCCCCGGCGCTAGTACATCGGCTGGCGATATTACTGCCATGCCCGCAGGGACAGCCGTGCCTGATACGTCTGGTTATGACGCCCAGGCTGAAATGGCCAAGATCCCTAGCGCCTTTGGCAATCGCCAGGCGCTGGGTAGCGGTTATACCGGGCTTTCCGGTCAGTCCATGCAGCAAGGCTCGCGTCAGGATCTGGCCAAGGCTTTGCTTGGTTCTAGGATCTCGTCCTTACGCAATGCCGGCCTGACAATGGCGACCACGCCTGAGAAGCTTTATGAGATCGCTCGCGGCGGTACGCTTGTTACAGGCAGCGGCGAAGTGCGGGGCAAGGGTGCGCCAGCGCCATTATCGCAAACTGCTCCGTCACTGCAAACCATCATGAAAAATGGCGTATTAATACAACAACGGTATAATCCTGTTACTGGATCATTTGATGAAGTCGGCAGAGGCCCGCGCAGCATTGCACAGCCGCGAGCGCCCAAAGAGGCTAAAACGTATACCGTGACTATAAAAGGCAAAGATTATATCATGACAGCTGAAGAGATAAAGGCTCAGCAGAATAAGGGAGTATACCCGAAGATCCGCGCGCCTAATTTCTTGCAGGATCTACTCTCCGGCGCGCCTGCTCAGCCAGCCGATGGCTTAAATACTAATAATGCTTATGTTGACGAAGCTGAGGCTGACTAACTTGGACAATCTCCTTGATTTATCCAAAGACCCAAAATTCCAAGCCTCTGACGCGGCTGCGAAGCGTGCTGCATTTGAAGATGTTGGTTCTCGCGATCCGAATTATGCCAATGAGAATGACATAACCAAAGAATACATTCGGGCTAAGTTTGGCGTTAGCAATGAAGTGCCTGCCACGCGCGAAAAGACATCTACCGGATCAGCCCTACTCCATGGCGCTGAGCGGGGGTTTTTGCCTAGCCTTGCTGGACTAGGCGGCGCAGCTGGCGGGGCATCAATTGGTGCTACGCTGGGTGCGTTTGGCGGCCCTGCAGCCCCAGTGACGGTCCCAGTTGGGGCTGTTATAGGCGGCTTGCTTGGCGGCATTGGCGCTGGATACGGAACAAGCGCGGCGCAAGATTACGTCCTTAAAAAAGCGCCAGGCTTTGCTAAGTATGTAGGCCAAGACGAAGAGACGCGCCGGTTAGAAGCAGAGAAGCATCCGTATGCTTCTTTTGCAGGCGAAATAGCCCCGCTAGCTTTGACAATGAGTCCCAGGCTGGGCGCGCCAGTGTTTCGCGCAGGCGCTGGAGCTTTCGAACGCATGGTGTCCAAGCCTGTTGTCGGCAGGGCTTTCGGCGGTACTCTGAATGCTGGGCTGGAAGCCGGCAGAGAGAACCTGCAAGGACAGCCTCTTGATCCGTATAAGATTGCCATGGCAGCCGGCACGGGTGCTGTATTTGTTAAGCCAAACATTGCAGGTAGGTCAATCACCAGCCGGGCTGAGCGCGTGGTCGGTGCCATCCCAGGCATGGGCGCTCGCGGTCCGCGCCCTGCGCCTGCTGCAGCGCCGGACGAAGAACTAACCATACCTGGCGAATCGCCGGTTGAGCAACAGCCAATTAATATCAATGAAGTAATTTCCCAGCCTACAGTAGTCAGGCCGCAGGAACAGACGGCTCTTACATTGCCCAAGGACTTAGCTGGCGCAAAGCCTAGATATGGCTATGGTCCAAAGCAATTTGATGTCACTTTTAATAGCGACGTTGATAAGGCCGCGTACATCGCTTCTCAGCCTAAACCGTCAGCCCGCGATGCAGACTATGTGGCTTGGGCGTCTGACGCAACTGGCATGTCCCCGGCTGAAGTGCGCGCTCATGGCAATGTCATACGCTCTACTATTAAAGAACAAGCCGTATCCAAGCTTTTTAGTGGTAAAGATTCTGAGATTAGCACAATTGATATTCCGACTGTTTGGAAACCGGCCCAGCCTATGGTTTCTAAGCGCGGGCCTGTGATTATGGGCTTGGTGCAGAAGCCGGACGGTTCGTTTATCAGCCAGCCAGTTACGCCTAAACCCATGGCCGCGCCGGCGTCCATACCTGCCGCCATGGCCCCAGAGCCGCAGATCAGTATGCCTCCACCAGGCGGCGTGCCTCCCGGTGGGACAGTCCCGCCTGGTGCTGTGCCTCCCAGCGGGGCCGGCCCGAAAGCCCCGACGCCGCCCGGCAAATACGCGGCCAGCATCAATCTGGAACGCTTTGACACGCCTGAAGATGTCAAGAACATCGTCCGCCAATCAGCTGATCGGAACGATCAATGGTGGGAATCACGGCGCGGCAAGATGACATTCGAAGATATTAAGGCGGCTGCCAAAGAAAGCGGGGTCACGCCTGAAACAATTGGCAAGATGAAGCCGGGCGAGATTTTGAACGCAGAGAATAACCTGCGCGCCAGACAAATCAACGCCGAGATAGCGGCCAACGCAGCAGC